TATATTCAATTAACAACTAATTTAGAACTGTTACTGACCAGGGGCCTGTCGGGACTGCAGCCGCAGTCGACATGTCGTGAGACATTTCGAGGCGGTTAGTAATGTACTTACCCAGGAGGGCAAGCACAATGCACATTGCAAAGTGTGAGTTCTCCTAAGTCTAGTGCCGAGTGGCGCTAGCGACATAGAGGAGAAATGGGTTATTGAACGCTTCCTTGACGGCGGCTGACTTGCTGCCAAAACCAAGGATCCTTACGCGCAATAGTGTAAACCGAGTACCTGGGACCAAAGTGGTTTACGACCACGATGGGAGCCTCGTGTCAACAGAAAACGTTGATATCGTGGCGACTGGTACTTGGGAAGACGCTAAGGGGGTTAACACCCCTAAATTTTATAAGCGTGTAAGGTCAGGTGAGTTACTTCCGTACACACCATGGGAACAGTACATAAGGCAGTTAGCACAAACTTCTTCGTGCTCCTTAGGATTCACCACAAGTGAACTCCGTCAGGAATACACGGGTTGGAACGTGCCGGTGCCAAATTACTCGACCTTTGGTAGTGAAGATATATCGGAGGTTATGTCCCGAGCACCCGATGCAAGCTTGTATGTTGCAAAGGCGGCGGCCTCAATTTACAATAGAGGTTGGGACGGTCTCACTTTTATCGCTGAACTTCGAAAAACAGCTTCTATGTTTCGGAAGACCCTTACAAGGGCTTCTGGACTATGGGATGTTGTCGAAGAGAAGTGGTTAGCTAATAGTCTAAGGGAGAAGAAGTTATCCCAGAAACAGTTAGCCACTTTTGCCAAGGATGCCACAGACTTCTGGCTCGAAGGCAGATATGGTTACCGAACGCTCGTTTTCGATCTACAAGATCTGAACGATGCTATTAGGAACCTCAGCGAGAAGCGTTCGCGACACCAGCAGAGAGCCGGTACTACCATCAGAGGCGAGTTAGATAATGCCTATGGTGTGGAGTACTGGGGATCTGCGGGCACTGTCACGTGGAAATGTACTAAACGATACACTTGTTCAGTACGTGGAAATGTGATAGCTGATATCGAGCCTCCTGTAGTTTCTGTGAATCCGGTCGTGACGGCTTGGGAGTTAATCCCCTTGTCGTTTATTATCGACTGGGTTTACGATATAGGAACTTGGCTTGAGACGATGTCGTTTTCTCTACTGGCCAAGCAGCATTTTGCTTGTACGGGCTACCACATCCGCCTCGAAAACACTTATGAGGTGGACGAAATTGTGGAATTCCCAGGCTGGTGGCTGTCCCGAGAGGGACATGCTGTCCAGACAGTAGATTACACCCACAGGGTGCCCTCTTCTGTGCCAAACACACCACTCATACACACGGACCTGTTTCAGGACCCGCTAAAGGTTGTAGACCTCATGCAAATCTTGAGACGGAAACTTCGTGTCCCAAAACCTAGGAGGTAATTTACTGTGGCCATAATGACCACTACATACGGTCTCCAGGACTCTTCGTCTGGAAAGACCACATACTGGTTCTCAGGGCATACGGCTGTAAAGCCGCGCTTGATGATCCAGCGTTCGAAGGCAGGTAGTGGGAAGAGTCCGCTGTTGGAAGACTCGTTCGCGGTTCATACCGGGTGCGAGAATGCCGACGGTTTGATTCTCCCCTCCTTGTCGCTGATTCAGCTGATCGTACGTCGTGACCGTAATGCAGTATCTACGGATATTGACGTGGGGAGAGATCTGATGATTGATTTTGTAACGTCAGACTTCTTCCCTAACATGATCAACCTGCAACGTCCAGTGCCGTTTGCGTAAGCAGAAATGTTTACGTGGGTGGTACTCCTCCTGTTCCTCTTGATTACGGCTGTTGCCGTGGTCGAGCCGGAGCTCGGGCGGATGTTAAAGGAAGCTTGTGTGGCCCTACCATAGGGTCTTAGCTGATGATAGGAGATTCCCTAATGGAACTTCTAGATGTACCTTACGAGATAACTCGCAGGTATGTTAGCGACAATGCTGCCGTGTTAGGTGAGGAACTCTCTGCCCGTATCCTTGGTTGGACGCGGAGCAGAGACCTTGCCTCCCTAACATCCTGCAGCTCCCTGGTCCCTCTCAACATAGTATCGAGGGATGTCTATCGTTGTCTCCTTCAAGTTGAAGCATTTTATTCAAAATGCAAAGGCTTGACTCTACGAAATGCTGCGAAGGCTGCAATCGGCAAGTTTCTTGACGCTGAGCGCAAGTGTCGCATAACAAATCGTAGGCTGGACTACTACTATACTCATACGGACAGAACACGTCCCGAACTGAGGGAGTGGTTGTTACGGATGGAGGCAGGTATCGAAAGGTACCTTGGCGACAGGCAGGAGTTCTTCAGTTGTATCGAAGGACTCCTACGGGTCACTGCGGGCGCTACGTCATCATTACCCCGAAAGCGTGCTAAACCACACATGAAAATTAGTAATCGTGTGGAATGTACGCCTGGTGCTGTCAAATACTTGGAGGCCTGGATCTCTAACAAGAGGCACAGGCCACTTAAAAGCTTTAAACCCAAGCTGACAGTAAGTAACCGGGTAATTGTTGTACCGAAGAACTGGAAGACTGGTCGAACGATCGCCTGCGAGCCGACGGGGAATGTCCCTTTTCAGCTTGCTTTCGATACGTACGTCAAAGAACGTTTAAGGTCCTTAACAAAGGGCCGTATCGACCTTTCCAAACAGTCAAGAAACCAACGACTCGCCATAGAAGGCTCGAAGAGTGGCTCTTGGGCTACTTTAGACCTGAAGCAAGCGAGTGATACCGTGTCCTATAATGTTGTTCAGTGGCTCGTGCCGATGAAATGGCTTGAGTTTCTGAATGATGTAAGGGCATCACACTATACCATCGAACCCGACGTTAAGAAGGGTATTGATGGGTGTGGATTGACGAGGTATGCGAAGTTCTCCTCTATGGGGAACGGAACGACCTTTGCGATCGAAACGTTGGTTTTCTGCGCAGCATGCGACGCAGTAGGGTCCAAAGACCACTCCGTATACGGGGACGATATCGTCATCCGCACCGAGTATGTTGAGGATCTGAAACGTTTATTGCGGTTTCTTGGTTTCGAGCTTAACCTGGATAAGTCGCATCAAGAGGGTCCCTTCCGGGAGTCTTGCGGTGCGAACTCATTCAATGGGGTAGACATAACTCCGTTTTACATTAGAGAGCTAGATAGCCGTAAGGCGTTCTTGTCTCATCTGGTCAACGGCTTAGTGTCGATCTCCATGCCAGGGGGGCTCGTGTGGGAATATTGTCGCTCCATTGTTAAGGAGTGGCACCTCATACGAGTGCCTGTGAACGAAGATACGACTTCAGGGGTGCATATTGACATCCCAACGTCGTACTCCAAGAAGCTTCTACGGCGCGAAACCCTATCGGCAAGGAAGAGAAGGGAAGTTTCGAAACCCTTCTGCAACCAGCTCGTCTATCGCGGTTATTCTGCTAGGACGAGTGCTGATCGAGTCGAAGATAGCCGAACACTGTTTCTTTGGCATTTACAAGCGTCAGAGAAGCGGTTGCAAGCGTCTGAGATGGTCTTATCAGATAGAACTCTGTTCCTGTGGCACCTCCGGGTGCTGCGTGAGCAGCGCAAGTTTGATGAGAAGGGCGACGCACGGATGCCCGTAGAGAGCGCAATGGTACCCTGTGACGAACACAAGTATGTGTCGACATGGAAGATATGGTATCCACCAGTGGCGGGCATATCTGTTCACCTTTACGCGTGGACAGACTACTTGCTTGACCTCGAATAGAGGTAAGCAGTAGGGGCGAACTTCCTGGGCCCTCCGGCGAAAGCCGGGGTGCCCTTGATAGTAAGAGACACATGGAGTGTCTGTCGAGCGG